GGAAGTTATTCGGCTGATGATGCGGGCGCGATATACGCGGGCGGATTATTGATTTAGAAAGGAGAAAGCGATGGCTTTTACTGACAGGATCGTACAGTATCCGGGGCGGGTCAAATTAACGCCCGTCAGCGGTCAGACGAACGTATACGACATGGAGCGCGAAGAGGGCACGGTCTCGACAGAGGGCACACTCTTAAACGCGAACAATCTGAACAATCCCGACATCCTGACACTGTCCATAGACGGTCGGCAGGTCGAAGACTACATCATAGACCAGCAGACATCGGGCGGGTGGACTTGGATTAAATGGGCGAGCGGAAGATTCGAGGCTACACTTCATTCATCGGCGGGGTCGACAGGCACAATGACGCAACTCGGCTCGAGCGGAATCTATTACAGCGCGGTTAGTGCAGTTACATTTCCGACGGATATCGGAATTGCATCAATTGATTATTGCTCGGCGGTATGTTCGCCGCCATCTAACTTTTTTATGAAGATGATAACAAACAGACTATCCACATCTTCGGTCTACATCGGATATATCCGTTTCGGCTCAGGTTCAGCGGTGACGGGTGTTGATTATTCCGTTAAGGTCGAAGGCACATGGGCGTAAAGGCGGTGAGATAATGAGCTTTCCATTTGTACAAGCAAAACCAATATCCTACGGTGCGGCAAGGTCGCTGAAGTCCGTCAAGTACATCGTTATCCATAACACCGGAAACGACGGCGACACGGCAAAAGGCAACGCGTCATACTTCCACAGACACGGCGACGGGAACGAGAGATACGCAGGAGCGCACTTCTTTGTCGACCAGCAGGGGAGCGTTTATCAGACGATAAAACTCGGCTATACTGCATGGGCGGTAGGCGACGGACTGAACACCAAAAGAGACGGCGCGGCGTCGCTTTACGGGATATGCAAGAACAGCAACAGCGTATCCATAGAACTATGCGACATCGTCCGTAAAGACCCGAGCGCGGACATGATAAAGGCAACGAAGAAGGTCATCAAGTACATCAGGGAGTATTGCCCGAACGCGACAAAAATCTGTAGACACTTCGATGTTACGGGCAAATCGTGCCCCGAACGTATGACTAACCATTCGGACGCAGGCAAGAAACGCTGGCAGAACCTGCTCAAGGCTCTCGGCGAGTCGGGCGGTCACACCACGACAGCCAAAAAGACTGCTCCCGCATACCCGACGGAGACTCTCAAATACGGAGCGGAAGGTTCGCAGGTGAAAAGGCTGCAACGGTGTCTGAACAAGATAGACAAGGCAGGGCTCGCGATCGACGGATCCTACGGGCCCGCAACGCGCAAAGCAGTTAAAGCGTTCCAGAAGAAACACGGACTTGAGGTCGACGGAGTATGCGGGCCGAAGACAAGAGCGAAGATAAAGGGGTTACTGAAATGAGCACAATAATTATCGCGATAGTCGGCTCGACTGCAATATCTCAGCTCGTGCAGTTCTTCGTAAACAGACACGACACGAGGAAGAACTTCGGCAAGCGCATGGACAAGCTCGAGAAGGACGGGATCAGGACGCAACTCCTGCTTCTGCTCCTCTTCAGCCCCGAAGAAAAGAAGGAGATCCTGACTATAGGTCAGTACTACTTCGAGACGCTTCAGGGCAACTGGTACATGACGAGCATGTTCAACAACTGGCTGAAGACAAAGAAGATCGCCGAGCCTGACTGGTTCGATAGCAAGGGAGGAGAATAACATGGATTTTATCGCGGAATACTTTATACCTATCGTATTGGTAGCCTGCCTCGTCGTAGGTTACATCATGAAGAACTTTCTGCCGAACGACAACAGATGGATCCCGCTCACGCTGGCAGTGCTCGGAGCGATCCTTGGCTGCTGCGCGAATCAGCACGTAGACCTTACCAGCATAGTAGGCGGCGCGGTATCGGGTCTGTCGGCGGTCGGTCTTCATCAGGTCTTCAAGCAATTCATCGATGACGGGACGATCATCTACCATAGGGACAAATAATTGCAATTCTCCAATCGGAAGAGGGGGCTCGGGCTTCGGCTCGGGCTCTTTTTTTCGTTGTGATAAACACTGGGCGGGTGTATAATAATAAGGTAATATTCATCCTCAGTACACTACACATCTAGAGAAGATTCGGACCTCGGTTCGGGTCTTTTTTAGTGCGATTTTACGGAAGCAAAAACCGAGAGGAACAATGTATCACTCTCGGCTTAATCGTGCGTCTACGGGGCTGTCAGAGGCTCACAGGGGCTTATATTTGACCTGAACGCTGTCGTGTTCGTCGAGTCCGAACCTGCCTATCTCGGTGGCTCTGCCTGTAAAGACGGTGTTCTTTGAATAGTTTTCCAGAAGGTACTCCTGAACGCCGGGCGACAACGCTCCGACATCTAAACCGGTCCTTGCGTCTATAACGAGGAACTTTCCGTGTTCGTATCTGATAGCGACTTGGTCGCCAACCTTCATTTTCTTAATTACGGACTGCCGCGTCTTCTTTGGGTCGAGTCTGCATTTGTGGTTCGCATAGATCACGAGATTCACGCGAGCCTTGCCGTCTACGGAATCAAAGTCGGGCAGTACTATCTTCGGGTCTTTATTGAAAAATCTCATCTCATGCACCTCGTTTCTATCATTTTCAAACATTTGTTGACAAAAGTATACCACAGGCGTATACTGTTTGGGAAGGAGAAAAAAGATGGCACAGAACACACAGACAATTACAATCTCATTTGAGACCGAAATGATCGACAAGATCACGAAGGCGGCGAAAGCAGACAAACGCTCTCGCTCATCTTGGGTGAACATCGCGTGTGAAGAGAAACTGGCTCGCGAAAATACCCCCGAGATACCGACATCGGAAGAAGAGGGCGAACGCTGAAGCCATTGAAACGAGTTACTTTCTGACTTAACTATTCCTAAAATCATAATTTTTGGTTTTTAGCCCGAAAGGGTGGACAGTTTCAGGAAGTAACTCCAAAATCGCACTTATGCGAGGAAGGAGTTATTTTTTATGAAGAGCAACATCAAACATCTTATCGCGGCAATCGCCGCAGACGATCCCAAAGAATTTGAAAGACAATTTAATGAGCAAATGTCGCTCCTCTCGGACAACAATCCGCAGGTCACGCTCGACATCTCTAACGGCTTCAGGGCTGTCATCCAGTACGAAGTCGAAGAGAGCCGCGTCGAGACCGTCAAGGACGAGTTCCATCTCGAAGGAATCAGGCACATCTGCCGAGAGTGCCCGTTCCACGACATCGAGACGGACAGCCGCCGGAAGTGGGTTACCTGCCGTTACTCGGAGAACGGAGAGACACATCTCGATCATGAGTGCTGCAACTATTTCTACAAGCAGTTGAAACTCGGGCAGGTCAGACCGGGAGAGCCGAACAGGAGCGGACAGTTCAACAAGGCGGTGGCGAGAACATGATCAAAGTCATAACCGCAGGCGTACTGGCAACGGGGCTCATGATGAGCGGAGCGGCTGCCGATTTCGGGCCAACAGACCTCGGGGAGTATCGTATAACGACATATGATGTCTGCTGCAACGAACCGCAAGGCAGACAATCGGCAAGCGGAAAGGCCCTCGAGTACGGGGACGTAGCGATGAACGGTCTCCCGTTCGGTTCGAAGATAAGCATAGACGGAGAGATCTTCACGGTCGTCGATAGGTGCGGAATTGACGGCACCGTCGACATCTTTATCGAAAATGACACGGGCGTTTGTCAGTGCGACACGCTCGACTACAAGGAGGTGTATCTCATTGATGAATGATACGAAATCAGAAGCACAGAGAGTCGTTAAAAAGATAGCGAAGGGCATATTCGAACAGATGAGCGACATCTTCTCTGAAGAGGGGCTGGCGAAACTGACACTCACGGAGAACATCGACGGAGTTCGATTCCACGACCTGCTGGCGGAAATGGATAGCCTGCAGGAAACGGTCTATAAGGAAATGGCCCGCGTTTCGGAAGCGTATGACGTTTCGCCTGCCTATGTGGAAATGCTTTTCTACGCTCCGTTTATGAAACACTTCTTCAAAATCACAGAGGTTAGCGAGGACATATTGTTCGAAGAAAGCAGGAGACTCAACTAATGTCATACATCAAAATCAGTCAGGTCGCACAGCGGCTGAACATGTCGCCGAGCACGGTCTATAAGCGGGTCAGCCGAGGAGACATTCCTGCCTACAGAATCGGCAAACTGATACGCATAGACGAACGCGACCTCGAGAAGTACATGGAGCAGAATCAGACGGAAGGAGCAAGACGATGAAACAGACACTGATAGAGATAGCAATATTCACGCTGATATTCGTTATAGGCGGACTGGCAAATACATACATAGGTTAAGGAGGTACAAATGGAAATCGATGTAAAGAAAATGATCCGTAACAAACGCGACTTCCTGCGGTATCTGGAATCGCTCCTGAGGCTCGACAAGGCTCGTAACGGCGTCCATTCACTGCAGTACAAGTACAACCCGCTCGACCCTGTATTCCCTGAAGTGATAATCATCACATTCGAGGGCGGTCACATCAGGGCTATCAACGTAAACGGCAACTCGAACGGGGCGAACCTTAAAGAAGTCACTGCTGCGGTCTACGGGTACGGCGAGTGCGTCGGTCTGATTCCGCACTATAAAAAGGACACTGCCGAAGAGTAAAGCAGTGCCTTTCTAAAGAGTTATTTTTCATCATCCAGCGATTATTATATCGCAATTAGTAAGGGGGCACAATGTTTAAATGCTTGAATTGCGGAGCGGTCTTTGAAACACCGCTACCTTTAAAGGAATCGCACGGCGAAATGCTCGACCACTGCCCGCGCTGCCGCTCGGACGACTTCTGCGACGAGGACCGAGTCAGGTGCTGGGCGTGTCACGGGATGACGGAACATCCGAACGAGAAGTGGTGCGAGGAGTGCAAGGAGACTGTCCGCAGAGAAGTAATGGGCGCGGTCTGTAAAGCATCATGGTCGCGGAACCTGAACAAGCTCGTCGTCTATGAGAAGTTCCTCGACATCCTGAACGACGAGGAGATATTCCTCATCAAGGACGAGGCGAGGACGCTGATGGACGCCGTTATAGAAATAGCGGACGAGCGGGGCTGCGGGATCGCGACCGCTCAGGATATGGTTTATGACTTCGTCAAGAAAGGCTGGCGGAGGGAAAGGAGAAATGATCATGGCAATAGCAGTAATGATATTAGGAGCTTCTGGCTCAGGCAAAAGCGCCTCGATGAGAAACTTCAAAGGCTCTGAACTCGGAGTAATCAACGTGGCAGACAAACCTCTGCCGTTTAAGTCGGACATCAAAACGTACAACTCGGACAGATACGAAGTTATCGAGCAGGTGCTGAAAAAGGCAAAGACAAAGTCAATCGTCATCGACGACAGCCAGTATTTGATGGCAAACGAATTCATGCGCAGGTCAGGCGAAATCGGCTATCAGAAATTCACCGACATAGCGAAGAACTTCTGGTCGCTCATCGACATGATAAACCGTGACCTGCCGGAGGACGTCATCGTCTACTTCATGCACCATACCGAAGTTGATGTGAATGGCAACGAAAAAGCCAAGACCGTCGGGAAAATGCTCGACGAGAAAATAACCATCGAAGGGCTGTTTACCATCGTCCTGAAGGCAGAAGTCAACGACGGTAGATACCTTTTCACCACCAAGACGAATGGATCTGACGCAGTCAAGACGCCGATGGGCATGTTCGAAGACAGATGGATAGACAACGACCTGAAAATGGTCGACACAACTATAAGAGAGTTTTACGGACTCGGAAAGGAGAGTAAATGAGCACATCACTATTCAACTACATCCAGCAGATAGACGAGATCGTCGCAGGCGCAACGGACGAGGACGGAGTTGTCGACTACGAATCAATCAAAGACGAACTCGAAGCCTTGACGCTCGCCAAAGACGAAAAGGTCGACAACGTTATCAGCTTTATAAAGAGTCGCAGGGCGATGGCAGAAGCATTGAAAAATGAGAAAAAGGCAATCGCGCAGCGTCAGCTCCAGGCGGAGCGCGAAGCAGACCGCATGACGGAGTATCTCGCTTTCTGCTTGGGCGGATCTAAATGGGAGAGCACTGCCGGTAAGGTCACCTATAGGAAGAGTCAGGCCGTCAAGATCGACGACATTACTGCTCTACCTGAGGAGTATATCAAGTGGGACCCGACGCCGAACAAGATGGCGATAAAGAACGACATCAAACAGGGCGTTATCGTAGACGGCGCACATATCGAGGACAACATCAGCACAATAGTGAGGTAAGGCATGGGGATAGCATATCTCAAAGACGGCAGAAGAATGTCGTATGAAGAATATCTGAAAACGCCACAATGGCGTCAGAAAAAGGCGAACAGGCTGGCGTTTGACAACTGGTCATGCGGCTTCTGCCACAAGCCCATAAAAGAGGGCGACAGATATGAGACTCATCACATCAAATATAACAGGCTCGGGCACGAAAACATTAAAACGGACATTATTTCGCTCTGCCCGACCTGCCATCAGGACTTCCACAATTCATGGGAGAAGACGAAGTACTGGGAGGAGTCGCCTCTGTCGCACTGGAAAGAATACAGTCTCAAAGACACCGCGCAGTTGTGCATTGAGAATCTCGAGAACGACATTCTGCTCGGCGGTGAATACAATCTCTGTTCAGACGATGTGATATTCGGGTTTATCGACCAGTATTACAAAGAGCACGAGATAAGCGAGCCGGTGTTCATCTACGAGAACGACATCAAGATGTTCTTCAGGAACAAGAGATACGAGATCCTTTTCAACGCGCAGAAGGAAGGCGTCGAGCTGGAGAAAATGTTGGACGCTCGCTACGGAAAGAAAGGCGGAAAAGGCGGTAACCCTCTCAGGGCGAACGCCCGCCGGTTCTTCACAAAGCACAAGCCTGCTGCCATGAAACGGATTTACAAAGAAAATGTTAATGTAAACATTCTTATGGAAGAAGTAAACAGAATATTAGGAGGAAAACACAATGATTAAACCGACAGGATATGACGAAGTACAGGCAAGCGGAGAATTCGTTCCGGTAACACCAGGCGGGCACTATTGCGTTATCAAGCGTGTAGACGAGGCGCTTTCGTCGAACGGCAAGCCGATGGTAGTGGTTTATTTCGATTTTAGCGGTCGTGACATGCAGGAAGGATATTTCACCAAGCAGTTCAACGAAGACACGAGAGAGGATAAGAAATGGCCGTTTGCTGGACGTAAATATGTTATGGTCAACGACTATCAGGACCCGAGCAAGACGAGCAGGCAGTTCAAGACCTTCTGCACCTGCGTCGAGAAGTCGAACGAGAACTTCGTCACACAGTGGGGCGATGACTGGGGCGAACAGTTCAAAGGCAAGCAGATCGGCGCAGTGTTCGGCAGAGAAGAGTCGGAATTCAATGGCAACGTGTCGATGAGGTGCGTTCCGAAGTGGTTCTGCTCGGTGGACGCTGTCGCTGACGCGAAAGTTCCCGAAGACAAATACCTGAATAAGCCCGAACCGCAGAAGGTAGCATTCGAGCCGATCGACGCCAACGACCTGCCGTTCTAATGTCAGGAGGGACAGATGGCGAAGAAGGGAAACGAAAAGAATCTCGGATATATAAAACTTCATCGCACACTTCTGCAGAGCGCAATCTGGCAGGGAGACGCATTTGGTCTGAACGTAGGCGGTAAGGAATTCGACATCAGATCCGCGTGGATAGACCTGCTTCTCTCTGCCAATTATACGGATAAACCTGCGATGAGTTCCACGGGAGACGAGCTGATGGTCCATCGAGGACAGCTCCTGACATCGCAGAAAAACCTTGCAAAACGTTGGAATTGGAGTGCTTCGAAGGTGCACAACGTACTCGTGAAACTCAAAAACGCAAAAATGCTCGACTTTGAAACGCTTAAGTGGGGCAGAGGCTGCACGCTTATAACCATCCAAAACTACTGTAAATATCAGGGTTCCAGCGATTTCGATAAATCAAACGTGTGGCAAACGTGTGGCAAAACGAAATCAAACGTGTGTCAAACCACTGCACATCTAAAGAAGGGAAAGAAGGTAAAGAAGGGAAAGAAAGAAAAAGAAGGAGGCGAGCCTGAATGGGACTAAGTTGGAAATTGTTCGTCGATGAGGACGAAGTCAGAAAAGCGTTATCGATTTTTAAGCCCGACAATCAGTTGTTCGAGATACGCATTCTCAAAGAGGGCTCTCGCAGGAAGCAGATAAGCAGCGGATATTTCAAAGACCCCGACAAGTTCTTCGAGAAACTCGACACCTTCGACCTTCGACAGACGAATATCTACTTCTCGCTCGGCTATCTGAACGAAGCACTATATTCCAGAAGCCAGCGCGACACGCTTCGGCAGGTCTCGCAGACGACGAGTGACAGCGAGGTCGACGGGTATCAATGGTTCTTTGTTGACCTCGATCCGGTCAGACCGACGGGGATCTCGTCGAGCGACAGCGAACTGAAGAAGGCCGAGCAGAAAGCGACAGCAGTCAGACAGTACCTCGAGGACATTGGGTTCGAAGAGCCGATAGTCGCCCTGAGCGGAAACGGCTACCACCTTCTTTACAAGATAAGCATGGAGAACACTCCCGAGAACGTGGCGACGGTCGAAGGATGTCTGAAGACGCTCTCGGAAATGTTCGACGATGACGATGTGAAGATAGACACGACGAATTATAACCCCGCGAGGATATGCAAACTGCACGGCACACTCGCGCAGAAGGGAGCGAACAGCCCCGAGCGTCCGCACCGCATGAGCAGAATACTGACCGTTCCGCAGGAGATTCGCAAGACGCACAGGGTATATCTCGAGAAACTGGCGGGCGAAACGATGGCGGCCATGCCGACAAGGCGGGCAAAGCCGGGAACGCAGTATAAGAAGTTCGATGTCGAAGAGTGGCTGAACGAACACGGTATAGCGTATACGGACGGAGGGTTCTGCAGAGACGGAGTGATACTCAACCTTGACGAATGTCCGTTCGATTCGAACCACAGGAACGGCGACGCGAAGATATTCAGATATAGCAACGGAGCCATCAGCTTCAAGTGTCACCACAATTCGTGTCAGGGCAAGACGTGGGAGAACGTTCGGCTGAAGTTCGAGCCCGACGCCTATAGCAAACCCGAGTTCGATGACCGATTCGAAAAAGGCTGGAGAGAGCACAACCGAAACAAGCAGAAGCCGATGTACGAAGAACAACTGCCGAGCACGGACTATCTGAAGATATTCAGGACGGCCAGCGAAATACTGCAGGACCCAGAGCCCGAGTATGAATACATCAAGACGGGCATTCTCACGATAGACAATCTGATGGCAGGACTCGCCAAGACGGAACTGACGGCCATCAGCGGTCTGACGGGTTCGGGCAAGTCGACATTGCTGTCGCAGATAATGCTCAACGCCATAGACAACGGGCACAGGGTCGTCTGCTATTCGGGCGAGATGTCGAACAAGAAATATCTCAACTGGATGATACGGCAGGCAGCAGGAAAGACGAACACTGTGGCGTCGGAGAAGCTGGAAGAGGAATATCTCGTCAAGAACACCAGCCTGCAGCAGAAGATAGCGACATGGATGGGCGACCTCTTCAGGCTCTACGACAACCGGCAGGGGAACGACTTCAAGAAGATCCGCGACGCACTCGGCAGGGTGCTGGTCGAAACGAAAGCCGACCTCTGCGTGATAGACAACCTGATGATACTTGACCTTGACATGATGGATAAGGACAGATATGAGGCGCAGAAGAAATTCGTTGTTTCACTGAAGGACCTCGCCCTGAAGACGAACACTCACATATTGTTCGTCGCTCACCCGAGAAAGTCACAGGGCTGGCTCAGGCTGTCGGACATAGCAGGCTCGGCGAACATCGGAAACATTCTCGACAACGGGTTCGTTGTACATCGGTGCAACACGGCGTTCGAGAAAGCGTACCGGGAGGAGTTCGGAGAGAGCCCGTACACGGCGTTCTTCGACGAGCCGACCAACGTTATCGAGATAGTTAAGGACAGAGAACACGGACACACGAGCAGAATAATACCGCTCTATTACGAGAAGGAAACAAAGCGATTGAAGAACAGCCCGGCGGAGAACTTCGTCTATGGCTGGCAGGAGGATAGGATATGACATTCACACTACAAAAACAAGTCGACGGGCAGTGGTACACCTACGGAACCTATACCGAAAGCAACCTCGAAACGCTGTGTATGGCCTACGGGGAATGCGCACGGGTGGCGGACGACGTGCGGATCGTGACGAAGGACGCGCCCGAACTGGTGACCTGCGCCGAGTGCAAACACCGCTACTTTAAAGACATGAGCGCATACTGCCCGAACAGGGTCGGCGCGCTCAGGTCTGACGGCTACTGCGAGAGAGGAGAGAGGAAATGACGGAATATATAGACAAGACCGAAGCCATGCGACGCTTTATGGACTTCGGGCGGGAGATACCAAAGGAACAGGTAATGGCGGTACTGGCGAGCATTAAAGAAGGTGTCGTGCGATGCGGTGAGTGTAAGTATTGGGCTTATGAAGCCGAGGGCGATTTTGGCATCAAATATGGCTTTTGCGAACACGCTGATTTTCCTGCATCTGTGTTAGAAACCACGCATGGTGACTTCTGCAGTTACGGAGAAAGGAGCGATAAATGAGTTACGACTTGAGAGTATCTGTTAAAGTCGAAGGCTGTGGTTAATACGCAGAAATAGG